CGTCGGCCGCGAAGCGCAGCGGCCGACGGTCGGGATCGACGTTGTCCTTGCGCATTTCCTCCATCGCCATTGCGACTGCCATGTCGGCCCAAAGGTGGGCCAGGCGATCGCGCCGGCGGAGCTCGCATGCGCGTTCGACCTGGCTCGTTGCTGTTTCGTTGGTCATGGACGTAGCCTCGCTAAAATGATTGATCGGATCTCCTCGTCGGCGACCGTCTCAAATTCGAGCACGCCGGCGAGATTGAGCCCCCGAAGCCGATCGGCTTGCGATCTGCCGTTCACGCCGCGCTCAAAGACCAGGAACATTAGCTCGAGCTCGAGCCGCGCGAAGATTACCTGGGGGCCGCGGCTCGCGGAGGGCGGCACGAACTTGCCGCCGTCGTCCACCGCGCGGCTGATCCAATAATCGCGATCGCGCGCGCTGGTGCAGCAAACTAGGATCTTCCTCATCGCGCGATCCTCCACGCGACCGCGATCATTGCGCCGGCGAACGCCGCAAGCATGAAAGCGCCGAGGGTCTTCTCGAAAGTATCAAGTCGACGCCAAGCTTCCAGGAAAGTCCTCATCATGCGAGCTCCTCGTCGACGATCGCGGGCACCATGACGGGCGCCCTGGTCAGGAAGGCTTTAAGCTGGCCGAGCTGCTCGCCAATGCCGCCGCTCGAGTAAGTGAGCAGGAGCTTGCGGCCGAGCTCGTGCTCGGCCAGCTCCGCGGCCGCCTCGAGCAGCTCGCGATAGATCTCGCCGCCGTAGGCGAAGATCTCGCCGCGGAGCCGGCCCTCGTAGGCGAAGCGCTCGAGCTGCTTGGCGACGAAAGGCACGAGTGCGCACGCGCGCGGCCGATCGAGCCGCCGGTCATAGTTGGGGATCTCCTGGTAGGCGGAAATCAGGCCGTGCTCGGCCGACAAGGCGAGCGGCGGCTCGATCATGCAGCTAAGGTGCGTCCGCAACGTGCGCCAGGCCGGCCCGTCGTAACGGGCCAGCGCGGAAAGCTCGGCGGTGTCGGTGCGCTTGGTCGCGCTGCACGCGACAATGACGGTGCGGTTCATTGAATGCCCTTTCCGTCTAGTGCCTCGCCGCGGGCGCGAACGACTGAGCGGGCGCGCTCGACGAGCTGCTGGATCGCCCATAGCTCGGCGGTTTCCATCCACTGCTCGATCGCGTCGAGCTCGTTCCCCTGGGCCAGCTTCAGCGCGCCGGCGGCCGAGCGGCCGCACGAGTCGCAAACGCCGGCGACCTTGGGGCGCTGGCGCTCGGCGCGATCGGCCGCCTCGAGCAGCTCGTCGACGCTTGGCGCGTCGTCAAACTCCTCGAGCCGTCGTTCTTGCTCGGCCGCGGCTCCGGTCGGTCCTACGCGACGATGGTTGAGCCAGGCGGCGAGATCCGCCGGCGAGCTCGGCACGTGGACGCGGCTCGCCTTCGGATCCTGTTGGCCTGGGATCTGCCAGCCCTCGAGCTGGCCGTTGTGGTATAGCTTCGGCATTGATTGTGCTCCTTCTGTGGTCCGCTGTCGCGGGTAGGCGAGCCGATCGCACCGGCTCGCCAGCTCGTGACAGTTCAATCCTGGAAGCCGAGCCGCGTCCTGATCGCGAGATATTCGTCCATTGCCATGCGCCCGGCGGCCATGTCCTCCTTGTGCCAGGCGTCCATGAGCCGCCGCGATCGCTGGCGCGCCTCGATCCCGGTTTGCTTGCGTCGGCAATAGCCGGAGCGGGTCACGCGCTCCGCCATGCACAAGACAACGAGCTTGCGGCCGCGGATGAGCTGGCGATTGTGGAACGCCTGGCGGTGCTTCTCGCAACAAAACATCTTGCGCCAGTCTAGCGACGTATCGACCGCGCCCAGGCACTCCGGGCATTTGCGGCCAACATGCTCCGCCGGATCCCCTCGAGGCGCTCCGCGGCCCGTTTCCGGCGGGCCATGTAACACGGTCATAGTTGCTGCTCCCAACGGCGCCGCTTCTCGGCTCGGCCGAGCTCGACGAAATGCATGTTCACATGGCTTTGAATGGTACTGTCGAGCTCCTGGTCGCTCATGTCGCGGAGCTTCGCCTCGAGGCGCCGATCGTGCGCAATCCAATGCGGGGACTCGAGCTTACCGTTGTGCTCGACCAGGCGCCCGGTTTTGAACATGTGAAGGACGGTTGCGAGATAGCCGGCGTTGCCTGGAGATTTGCTATGTCCGTTCCAGTAGTCGAGGAACAGCCGGCGCGCCGGCGGCTCGAGCGCGTCGATCTCGCGCCTGGTCTTGCGCCATTTGGCCGCCTCCTTGCTCCGCTGCTCGAGCTCGCGCGCAATCCAACGGAGCTCGCGATCGTCGCGCACCTGGTCGACGTCGGGTTGTTCGGCCGCGATCGCGTCGGCGAACAACGGTAGCCGCTCGCGCGCCTTACGCTGGCTCACGAGCACGGCGGCCGCCTTTCGCTGCGACCAGGTGAACGGATAGCGAGGGCGTTTGGCGAAGCGCATCATGCCTCCGAAGCCGCGAACGCAACGAACATTAGCGCGAGCGATCCGCCGAGCGAGAAGAGGAGCGCGCCGCCGGCGCTGCCGTGGTTCATGGCGACGTGCATCGCCGCGGCGCACGCGATCGCAAAGACCAGGGCGGCGATCGCCGCCTGGCGCGCCTGGTGCTGCTGGCGACGGGTTGCCTCCGACTGCCAAGGGCGAGCTCGGCCGAAATTCAAAGGGTCGTGTTTCATGTGTAGTGCTCCAACTGTTTTCCGCTCTCTCGCGGCTAGGCGGGTGCCATGTTACACGGCGCCCGCCAGGTCGTGAGAGTTAGTTCGCGATCGCTAGGCCGAGCTGCTCGGGCGCCTGGTCGACGTCGACGTTATCGGGAAGCGGCTCCCGGAGCTCCTCGAGCTCCTCCTCTATCTCGGCGAGCTCGCGCTCGTAGTAATCCCGGCCCCAGGTCGACCCCTTGGCTAGCTCGGCCCGGCACGCGGCCGCTTGCTTCTCGAGGAAAGAGACGCGCGCCGGGAGCTGTTCGATCACGCCGCGGAGCCAGGCCGTCGCGAGCGCCTGGTGTCCCGGCTTGTTCGGGGGGTTACCGTCCTGGAAGGCGCCGGCAATCTCGAGCTCGCGCCGGGCGATCGCCAGGGCGTTGCCGATCGTCGCCAGGATCTTTCGGCCGCCCATGTAGCGATCGGGGTCGACGATCGCGACGATGGCGCCGGGATAGTGGCGGCCGATCAGCTCCTCGATCGGCGCCCAGGTCGACCAGGCGCCCCATCCGTCGAAGTCGTACCGGCGCGCCTGGCAACGGACCAGGATCTCGCCTTTGGCCTCTGGCCGCCGATCGTCGACGTCCCAACGATATTTCGTGTCACCGTGCGCCTGGTGGCTTTCGGTCGGCTCGGCGCGATCGTTGCCACGGATGAAAGCGTGCACCAGGCCGCCACGCCGATCGGCGATCGCGCCAACGGCCAGGCCGTCGGCCGCCGGCGCGGTAAGCGCGCCGATCATCTGCCGGAAATACTCGGCCGCGCCCTCCGGATAACCGTCGGTGTGAATGTAGAACGGCGTCCCGTTGACTAGGTAGGTTGCTCGTGTGCTCATGTTCTGTGCTCCAACAATTCCCGCACGATTGCGGCTAGGCGGTCGCGCCAGGCGCGGCCGCCAGGTCGCGACCGCTAGGCGCCGGCTTGCTCGGCCAGGAGCTCGAGCTTGGCGTCGATCGCGTCAATCTGCTCCTGGATCCGCGCCCGGCGCCCGTGCCCGTTGGTCATAAGGCGGTCGGCCAGGAGCTGGCGCCGGCGCGCCTCGAGCTCCTGGATCTCGTCGAGCTTGGCCGGCGCCGGCGCCGGCGCCTGGTCGACCAGGTACGCGGCGAGGCGCTTGCGTATCCTGGCCGCTGGATCCTGGCCGCCGAAGTAGAGCGCGAAGATCCGGCGCCCGTCGAGGCCGAAGATTTGCCAATCCGGCGACGTGCGATCGAGCACGCGCCGGCGTTGCGCCGTCGCGATCGGGCGGCCGTCGCGGTAGATGGTCGCCCATTGCGTCGCGTCGTCGATCGTGAGCTCGAGCTCGGCGGCGACCTGGCGCCAGGTCGCGACGTTGGCGAGCTCGGCGGCGGTGTCGGTTGTGTTATTCATGGCTAGTGCTCCTCTCAAAACAGTTTCGGCTCGTTGGCCGCGATGAAAAGGGGAAGGTGGGCCGCGTCGGCCTGGGCCGCCGGCGCTCGCCCAGGCTCGCCGCGCTTCGGCGACTTCGCGCGCAGCTCGAGCTCGAGCGCCTGGCGCTCCTGGTCGATCGGGCGGCTCATTTCAGAATGTCCGCGCACTCGAGGATGCGGACCAGCTTAGCGGCCCACTCTTTCGCGTCCTGGTCTTTGCCGCATTGCTTGTACGCGATCGCTTTTGCGAGTGCCTGGGCGGTTGCGCTTCGGTCAATCATCTTCCGTGCTCCTGTCTGCTAGTGCTCCAACGCCGTGAGGCGTACAGCAAGACGAGACACATTGCAAGACACCATGCGAGACACACTCGGCTTGCGTGTCGTTCGCGCAACAATCCGTTGACCAGGAGCGCGGCGCCTGGCGCGATCGCGGCCGAGCTCGGCGAGCGCGCAGCGGTCGCCTCGAGCTCGTGCAAGCGATCTCCGATTGATCTCGCCCGCGGCGAGATCTCCAATAAAATCAAAGCGCGGCCGCGCTTAAGCGGCCGCTCCGATCGATCTCCTGGCCCGCGCCCGTAGCGACCGCTCGAGCTCCTCCGCGCCTCCTTCTCCCTCGCCCTCGCCCGAGCCCATTGCCTTCAAGCATGAAACAGGCCAGATTGCCGGCTTCAAATGGGCGGGGGATTTGTTCCCATGTTCCCAACGCTGTTCCCACCCGTAGGAACGCACTAATCCAACGAAATCAGAGGCTTAGGCCGATTGTTCCCATGTTCCCAGCGACTCGCGCGCGCGGGTCATACGCGCGCGTGAATACGCTTGCGCGCGCACATGTAGGGCTTTGCGTTTCTTTGGGAACAATGGAACAATTCTAATAAGTCATTGAATTGATGTGCAAAGGTTGTTCCTGAAGCCCGATTTCGTTGGGAACAAATTTGGGAACAGTGGAACAGGCAAAGCGCGCGCGATCAACGACTTAGCGAAATTGGACCAGGCGCCGCGGCTCGTGATAAGCTCCTCCGCGCCGCTCTCGACGGGGAGCGAATATTCTAAGGGGGGATAATGGCCGATCATCCGTCGCCGATCGCCGGCGAGCTCAACCAGGCGCGCGACACCGCGCTTCTCGCCGACCCGGAGCAGCTCGAGCTCATCCGCGACCAGGTGCCGAACCGCGACGCCGGGACGGCGGTCGCGATCGCCGAGCGCCGCGGCCGCGGCCGTCCGCCTGGATCGCTCAACCGGCGCAATCAGAAATTCCGCGACCAGCTCCTGGCCCTGGCGCCGCATCCGGCGCTCGCCCTGGCGCGCGCCTATTCGACGCCGGTCGAAACCCTGGCCGCGCAGCTCGGCTGCTCCAAGCTCGAGGCCGCGCAGCTCGGCATACGCGCCGCGGCCGAGCTCCTGCCGTATGTCGAGGGGAAGCAGCCGATCAGCGTCGACGTGCGCCAGCGGGCCGACGTGGTCATGATTATGGCCGGCGGGCCGAACGTGCCAGGCTCGACGCTCGACGCGATCGCGGAGGAAGTGAACGCCGGCCTGGTCGAGGGGATCGATTGGGAAACGGCCGAAATCGAGGATCTCTCACCGTCTCTTGTGGGTTCACCCTCGCAAGACGTCTCGCCGGATGGTGGCGACTAGAGCGAAAGACCGGAGCCGATCGGGCGCCTCGGCCAACGTCTAAGACCTTGATGAGACAGACGGGCCGGATGGTGGCCGGTCGACGGGGGGCACCCCCCCCAACGCGCGCGCCTGTTCCCGGACCCCCGTAGCGCTCGCTACGCGACCGATTTCGGGCCGAAATCCGGCCCCTTCAGGCTGTCAGCCGATAGGCGACGACGGATAATCGGAGCCGAGCAGCGGGCACGGGCGCGGGTCAGGGTCGACTCGTTGGGCGAGGGATTGACAAAGCACGTCAGCGCGCGGGAAACAAGCAACTCACTCGGGCCGACGGGCTCGGGTTTTTGTGGGGGGATCCGGAAGGTGGATCGCGACGACGCACGTTTAGTCGTGCAAGCGCTGGATAGCCGAATCTCCAGTGATCGGGAAAGCCTCGATCAACTGGCGTCGACGTCGCTCGTTCGTCTTATGGCCCTGGCGGCGAGGGTTCGCGCTCTCGCCGCCGGGTGGCCGCCGGCGATCATCGCCGCGGCCGAGCTCGAGGCGATCTGCCGCTACGGAGCGAAAATCGTCGACCAACCCGACGCGCCCACAAGCAACCTCATTATTTTTGTGGATAAGTTGCGCGGCTTAATCGACGAGCCGGCGCAACCGACGAAACCGCGCAACCGGGCCGAGCGCCGGGCTGCGATCTCGAGGACGGTTCGAGACAAGCGGCGGATCGTCGACGCGCCGGCGTTTCCCGCGTGAACCTGGGCAAAGTCGTGCAACAACAGCGCCTGGTCGCCTCACTTGGCGACGGCGGTTTTCTGACCTGGCGATCGTCGCCCCATGTGATGTGGCTCGCCTGGCACCTCGAGCAGGGGAGGGCTCGCGAAAATGGCTGAAGGAAGCGTTGCGGCCGACGAGCTCCGGCTCCTGATCGAGCGTGTCGAGCGGATGCACGAGGAGCGCAAAGGCATCGCCGACGACATTCGCGACGTTTACGGCGAGGCGAAGTCGCGCGGATACGATACCAAGACCATGAGGCGGATTATCCAGCTTCGGGGAATGGACGCGAACGCTCGCCAGGAAGCCGACGCGCTGCTCGAAACTTATCGCCAGGCGCTCGGCATTGACTGACCGCCGGCGCTCCTCACGTGCACGTGCACGCGAGGCCGACGTTTGTCGGCGCGCGTCCGTGCGACGAAATTCGTCCTCGCCCGCTTCAGCGGCTGCTACTGCTCGCAGCCGTAATAGGGCCGTGCTGTGGTGCCGGGGCGGGGCGGCAGACGAGTGCCGAGTAATTCGGCGAAGCACGGCAGAGCGGCGCGGGGAGGGGCGATGAGCTCCTCCCCAACGCCGAAGCAAGTCGCGGCCGACGTCGCTGCGATTGACGTTGCAGGGCTGCGCGCTGAGCTCGACGAGCAAGTCGAGCGGAACGGCCGCATCTTGCAGCTTGCCAGGCACAACGGATTCGAGATCCGGACGCGGCCCTTACCAGGCACGAAGTCCCTGCGACTGTGGTTTGTCCCGAAAGAGTTCGTCGCGATCGCCGGCTATGAAGCCGCTGTGGTGCCGGCATGATGGTGCTCGAGCTCATCATCGCCTTGGCGTTCGTCAAATGGGGCGCGCCGCTCTCGAGGAGCTATGAGCCGGGCGAGCACGCCGCGGGTTGGGTTGTCATGCTCGCCGGCCTGGCGGTGGCGTTCTTCGCGGGCTCGCGCTGGTGAGCTCGATCGGCCGCAAAGCGGAATATGTCCGCGACCGGGTTCGCACGCCGGCTAGAGGGCACCATTGCCATTGGCCTGGTTGCGCGCGGAAAGTTCCGCCGGCGCTGTGGGGTTGCCGCGAGCATTGGTATAAGCTCCCGCTCGAGCTCAGAACCAAAATATGGGCGACCTTCCGGCCCGGCCAGGAGGAAAGCAAGACGCCGAGCCGCGCCTACGTCGACGCTGCGCGCGAGGTCCGCGAGTGGATTGAGCGCAACGAAAACGTGGGGCGCCTCGTATGACCCTGGCGCAGCTCATGAAACCGGTCGGTCCCAAGGCGGAGGCGTTCGCCTGGGACAAGCGCCTCATTACCGGCATCATGGGGCCGGTAGGTTCGGCGAAAACGACGACATGCATCCGCAAGATGATCCACGGCGCGCTTTGGCAGCGGCCCGGTCCCGATGGCGTATTCCGCGCCAAGTGGGGCGTGATCCGCGACACCTATCCGCAGCTCAAAAAGACTGCGCTCGCGAGCTGGTTTCAGTGGTTTCCGAAGGCGCTCGGCGATTGGAACGGTGAGGCTCCGTTCGAGCATACCGTGCGCTTCTCGGTGTTCATGGGCGGCCGCAAGTTCACCGTCGAGCTGACTGTCATTTTCGCCGCGATCGGCGAGCACAAGGTCGAGGACGTCATGCGCGGGTGGGAGCTCACCGGCCTGTGGCTAAATGAGGGCGATCTGTGCGTTCGCGACGTGTTCACGATCGGGATCGGCCGCGTCGGCCGCTATCCAAGCATGATGCAGGGCGGTTGCGCCTGGCGCGGGATCATTCTCGACATGAACGCGCCCGACGTCGAGAATTGGACCTATGAGCTGTTCGTCGACCAGGATCTCGGCCTCGACCCTGAGACGATCGCGGAGCTGAAAGAGGAGCTCGGCGAGCTCTTTGGCATCGGTTTCTACGTGCAACCTGGTGGCCGATCGAAGGATCCGTCGCCGGAGAACATCCATAATCTGCCGAAGGGCTATTACGCTCAGCAAATTCTCGGCATGGGCCGCGACAAGCACAAAGTCCGGCGCATGGTGGACAATGAGTTCGGCCCGGTGCGGAAGGGCCAACCGGTTTACACCGAGTATGAGGACAAGTTGCACGTCGGCGAGGGCAAGCTTCGCCCGATCAAGGACGTGCCGCTAAGGATCGCGGCGGACGCCGGCCTGACGCCGGCGGCGGTGATCGGCCAACGCGACCATCGTGGGCAGATCCGCGTGCTCGGCGAGGTCGTTGTCTTTGCCGGAAGCGAAGATGAGGCGCTCGAGCAGCTCGGCGCGACCGCTTTCGGGCGCATGGTCGGCCGCTATTGCAAGGATCAATTCCCCGACAACCCGGTGTCGGAGATTGTCTGGATCGATCCGGCGGGCACCGCCGGCGAGGGGGCGCGAGGCGCGGATCCTTCCTGGCGGCAGAATTTCCAGAAGGGGCTGCGCGAGGAGCTCGGCGACAATATTCGAGTGAAGCCGGCTCCGGTGAAGGGAAACCGGCTCGAGGATCGGCTCGAGGCGGTGCGCAAGCCGATGCGGACGATCGTCGAGGGCGGCGAGCCGGGTTACCTGGTCTGTCCGACGCGCTGCAAGATCCTCCGCCGCGGCTTCAAGGGCATGTACATTTACGGCCGCTCGCAGCTCTCCAACGGCATGGGCCGGTTTCAGGATAAGCCGGTCAAGAACGACTATTCGCACGTCCAGGACGCCAATCAATACCTGTGCTGTGGGCTCACCAAGCAAGGCAATGGCGATGAAAGCGACGTCGGGCGGCCTCATCCTGGCGCGATCGAGCGCTCGAGCCGCCGCGAGGTCAAAGTTGAACGCGACTACAACATTCACACCGGGAGGTAGGTCCAAATGAAAGCGATCGGTTCCATCATCAAGGCCCCGCTTAAAGCCCTGGGTCTGATCCCCAAGCTGCCAAAGCCGCCGGCGCCGACGCCGGTTGTGACGCGCGACACGGCTCGCGACGCAGCGAATGCACAAGATGCTCTGTTCGGCCGCCGCGGCGGCCAGGCGGACCAGGTAACGGGAACCGGCGGCGCCGAGGCCGGATCAACGTCGAAAACGCAACTCGGCTAGGACTGACAGGAGGGATTGAAGAATGGCTAAATCAACCGGGGGCGGTGCCGAAAAGACACCGGACAACAACAAGCGCCTGGCGATGCTCGAGGCCGGAGTTTCGGCTTTGGCAATGGCAATGGCCGCGAACGGGATCGAGCTCAAAGAGGGCCAGGATCCTATCGAGCAATCGATCGCGATCGTGAAGCGCTGGCGCGAGCAGATGCTCGCGATCGCCGAGCTGAAGGCAACCTTGGCCGTTGCCGGCATCGTTGAGCTTACAGAGACGGATGATCCGTGCGCCGCCGCTGTGGTTACGATCGATAAGCTGAAGGCCGCGCTCGTCGAGCTCGACGCGCAGATTGCGAAGGGTCCGGAGACGCCGGAAGGGGGCGACCAGGCGCTGATCGCCGCGGCCGAGCGGGCAAGCAGGGCAGAGTCGCGCGTGAAAGAGCTCGAGGACGAAGTCGCCGAGCTCGAGATCGACGTCGCTGACGCGATCAACGAAAAGAACCGTCTAGCCAATCTGCTCGCCGAGGAAGGCAAGGGCACGTCGCCGACGGTTTCGGAAGCCGCGGCCGAGCCCGCGGCGCCGGCGCCGGTTCGCGAGAGGCCAGAAGGGGCGCGCGACGTCGGGCCGACTTTCGGAAGCCTGACGGCCGATGAGATCGCCCAGGCGATCGACGCCGGCGGCGCGTTCGAGATCGCGTTCTCCAACGGCGAATTTGAGCTGGTCGAGTTCGGCCCGATCAAGATCGCCGGCGACCAGCTCCACCGCTTCGCAACCAATCAATTTGCGGTCGCGCCGGTCATCCACGTCAAGGGTGCGACGGCGCCGGAGTCGATTCACGGCGCCGGGCTGTTGCTCGGGGATAGCCAGGTTGGGTATTGCGCCTTCGATCCCGCGGTTCGCATTGAGCCGGGCCAGGAGCGCGCGTTCAACCGGGCGCTGATCTTCGGCTAGTTTCGCGAGGGGGCGCCGGCGGTGGGGGCAATCTTCCGCCGGCGCCCAAATTATCCTGGGGGGGATCCAATCAATGGCAGAGCAAGCCGCGGCCGAGAGCCTCGACACCGAAAACGTTCAACTGATCCTCTCCAATCACGAGCGGCTGAAGGAAAAACGCGCCTTCTATGAGAGCACCTGGCGCGAGATCGATCGCTATGTCGATCCGCACGGCGCCGGTGGGTGGGACAAGAGCAGCTCGCCGCAGCTCCACCTGGCCGATGAGCTGTTTGATGTGACCGCGCTCGACGGTCTCGATCGCTACACGGCCGCGATCGCCGGAATTACCATCCCGCGGCAACAGCGCTGGCACGGGGTTGCCTTCGCCGACAAGGATTTGATGAAGCTGCCGAGCGTCAAGCGCTGGTGCGCGCACGCGGCCGATCGGCTGTTCATCGCGCGCTATGCGCCAAACACCGGTTTCGAGGCCCAGGCGCATGAGGATATCCGCCAGGAAGGCAAATACGGCACGTCGGCGATGTGGGTCGGCGAAGTCGTCGGCAAGGGTCTGTTCTACAAGACGCTCCACATGAGCGAGGTCTATGTCGACGAGGACTATTCGGGCCGGATCGACACCGTGCACCGCGCCTATGTCTGCACGATCCGCAATGCGGCCGCGGAATTTGGGCTCGACAACCTCTCCGACAAGAGCCGCATGGATTATGCGGACGCGAAGAAGCGCAACAACGAGATCGAGATCCTGCACGTTGTCAGGCCGAACCGGGATTTCGAGCCTGGCTATCTCGGCGCCAAGGGCAAGCCGGTCGAGAGCCTCTATATCGAGCTCGGCGAAAAGCATGTGATCCGCCGCGCCGGATTCCGCACCATGCCGATCCCGGTTTCGCGCCATGTCACCGGGCCGCGCGACGTTTACGGCCGATCGCCGGCAATGAAGGTGCTGGCGACGGTCAAAGGGCTCCAGGTGATGGGCCGAACGATCCTCGACGCGGCCAACAAGGCGGTCGATCCGCCGCTGCTCTACGCCGACGACGCCGATATCAGCAAAGTGGTGACCAAGCCGGGCGGGCTCACCGCCGGCGGCGTCGATAGCGAGGGGCACATTCTCGTGCATCCGCTCATGACGGGCGGCCAGATCCCGGTCGGGCTCGAGATCCAGCAAAGCGAGCGCGCCGTCGTCAAGCAAGCGTTCCTCGACGAGTTTTTCCGGCTCCTGTCCGATCCCTCCGATCGCATGACGGCAACGCAAGTCATGGAAACGCTGCAAAAGGAGGGCGTGCTCATCGCGCCGTTCGCGGGGCGCCGGGAAACCGAGAAGCTCGGGCCGCAGATCGAGCGCGAGCTGGATATCATGATGAACGCCAAGGCGATTGACGATCTTCCGCCTGAAGTTCTCGAGGCCGGCGCGAAGCCGATCATCCAAATGACCAATCCGCTGTCGCGCATGGCGCGCGCGGAGGAAGTCAGCGGCTTCAACCGGTGGGTGGAAATGGGAAGCCAGGCCGCGGCCGCCGGGCGCCGCGACGCGCTCGATCGGATCAACTTTGATGACGGCATGGTCAACGCGGCCGAAGTGCTCGGCGTACGGCCGACGTCGGTCTATAGCGACGAGGAGCTCGCGGCGCAGCGCCAGGCCAACCAGGACCGCACCGACGCGGCCCAGGAAGCGCAAATGGCGCCTGATATGTCCCAGGCGGCGCTGAACATGGCGCGCACCCGCGAGATTGCGGCCAAGCTCGGCGAGGGCGGCGGCCTGTGAGCGTCTTTCATCCCGACAAGTTGAAACAGGCGGTCGAGGATCTGATGCGCCGCCGTGCGCTCGAGCTCGCCCGATCGGTCAAAGCGTGCATCCTGGATGAAGTCGGCAAGCCGACGCTCGAGGGGGCGATCTTGCTCGCCGATCTGCGCAAGTTCGCGAAGCTCGGTTCGCATAAGCAGCACGCATTTCTGCGCGATCTCACCGGCAAGATCGATCCGTTGTCGATGGCGCGGATCGAGGGCCGCCGCGAAGTGGTCAATCGCGTGCTCGATTTTTTGGAGCTCGAACCGTCTGAGGTTCGGGCATTAGTGGAGGTGGACAATGGGCGTGAGTAGGGGGGGATTGCTGGCAAGCACGTGCGCGATAGCGCTCGGCTTTGGTCGGTTTGCGAATTTTGGGCGCGTGCCGGAGGGTGACGACACCGGCGGTGGTGCTGGCGGCGGCGCGGCCGCGGTCGAGGAAGAGGATTTCTTTGCCGGCACCGAGACGCCGGCGGCGGCGCCTGTTGGTGAGGCGAAGCCTGGCGAGGAGAAGCCCGCCGGCGAGGAAAAACCTGGCGAGGAGAAGCCTGGCGAGGGCGCGGTCGCCGAATGGATGAAGTCGTTTTCTGGCGAGAAGCCCGGCGAGGGCCAGCTCAGCAACCAAGAGTGGCTGGCGAAGATCGGCGCCAAGGATCTTGACGACGTCGTAACGCGCTACCGTGCGGCCGAGCGCGGCCTTCGCGAGAGCGGCAAGGTCAAGGTGCCTGGCGAAGGTGCGACCGAGGCCGAGATCGCCGCCTATCGCGAGGCGATCGGCGCGCCAAAGGAGGCTGGCGGCTATGAAGTTGCTCTGCCGGAAGGGGCCAAAGACGTCGAGATCGACGCGGCTTTCATGGATCCGTTCCGGGAGATCGCGCTCAAGCACAACATTCCGAAAGCGGCCTTCGCGGACCTGGCCGCCAAGTTCATGGAATCGCAGTACGGGAGTATGGTCGAGGAAGCTTCTCGCCTCAACGCCGACAAGGCCGCCAAGGTCAAGGAATGGGGGCCGGAAGCCGAGCAGCGGAAGGAAGAGTTCCGCCGCGGCATGAATGCGCTTGGCCTGAAGGTCGCCGATATCTCCAAGATCCAGACTGGGTTCGGCGCCGGCGCAACGCTCGACCTGTTCGCCAAGATCGGCCAGCTCGCCGGCGAGGATTTCTTTGCCGGCAATGGCGGTCGCGCCGCTGATCGCTTTGGCGTCGCTAATGCGGAGGGCGCGAAGAAGGCGATCGACGCGATGATCTCCGATACGGAAACGGCGAAAAAGCTCCGAAACAAGGATCCGGTCACCGTCGCGCGCTACAATCGCCTGACGGATGCTCTGGCGCATTTTCGATCGCTCGAGAGCAAAGCCTAACGAGATACCCAGGGCCGTCCGGTACAGCTCGCGAGGCTCCCGGCGCGCCGTCATTGGGCGGCGCCTTGAGTGGCTCAGCCAGCGGCCCGCATTTTTCAACGCAAGGAGGGACAAATGGACGATAACGCACATGCAATTACCGAGGAAGGCGAAGCGGTCGGCACGGTTGAAGCTCAGCCCGATTTCGCGCCCGACGTGCTCGAGCTCGGCGAGGAATCAGCGAAGCTGCAATTGCCCGATATGATCCTTTACCAGGGGACCAAGACGCTGTTTGGCGGGCCGATGACCCGCGGCGCCTACAACGCTTTCAGGGGCTGGCAGATGCCGGCGGATGAGGATCCAACCGAAGCGGGCTACCTGGTCGAATATACCGATGGCGGCAAGCCGAACGTCGAGGGCTTCTCCGGTTACGTGTCCTGGTCGCCGGCGGACGTGTTCGAGCGCACCTATCGGACGGTTGAGGCCAATATGAGCTTCAGCGACGCGCTGGTGGCGCTGAAGCTCGGCAATCGCATCCATCGAGCAGGATGGAACGGCAAGGGCATGTTCCTATACCTGGTCCCGGCTAACAGCTATCCCGCTCAGACGGGAGCAGCAAAGGCTTATTGGGGCGAGGACGCACTTGTCCCTTACGGCGCCTATATCGCGATGAAAACGGCGCAGGAAAACGTCGTTCCCTGGCTCGCAAGTCAGACCGACGTGCTCGCCGAAGATTGGGAGATCGTGATCCCGGCGGATCCGGCGCACGGCTAATTCGCCACACTGTTGCATTTTGGCCGTTGACAGGGGCCGGCAGTCGCGAGATTGTCGGCCCCTAGTTCGTTCCTGGGGGGGAATTGGACGAACCGGCCACGCTGGCTTGCCAGCCCCGGCCCTGGTGGGGGGAAATCACCCGGCGAACCGTGCCGCCAAACGGTAGATAGGCCCGGCCAAATGGCCGCCACGCCGATCGGCTTTCCATTCAACCGGATCCGATCGGCGCTTTCCCAGAGCCCCGGATCCAAGAAACCGGGGAGCCCGCTATGGGTGACGTAACATTTACCGCCGCAACGCGGTTTGAATCGAATATGCGGCTCGAGCTGCAACAGCAGCAGCCGAAGCTCGCGCCGAAGGCGATCCAGCGCAATACCGCTGGCGCAGAAAAGACCAAGCTCGAAAACCTGATCTCCAACGGCAAGACGCGCAAAAAGACCGAGCGCAACGGCCAGGTCGTGCATGACTCGACCGGTTGGGATGGCATTTGGGTGGCCGCGCCGGATCCCGACTATTACGCGACCCTGGTCGACAATCAGGACAAGCTCCTGACCAACGTCGATATCCAGGGCGGCGAGGTCATGAGCCACTCCGGTGCGATCGTCCGGGCCAAGGACGACGCTTTTCTCGCCGGCTTCTATGGCGACATGATTACCGGCAAAACCGGAACGGTGCTCAATGCCTTCCCGGCGGCGAACGTCGTTGCGGTCGACTTCCAGGGGCCGAATGTGGCCGCTGCGAACGCCGGCATGAACGTGCCCAAGATCCGCCGTGCGCGCCGGATCCTGGCGAAAAACTACGTCAATCTCGACCAGGCGCTCTACATGGCGCTCACTTCGGCTCAGGTCGAGGATCTGACGGCGGACGCCAAGGCGACCAACACCGACTTTCTCAACGCGCTCAAGCCCAAGTGGAGCGAGGACGGCAAGTATCTGACCGGCCTTGCAGGGTTCGAGTTCATCGAGATCGAGCTCGGCAATCCGCTGTTCGACAATGCGAGCCTCACGGTCGACGGCAACGGCTACCGCAAGGTGCCGTTCTGGTCGGCTGACGGCATGGTCATGGCGACCTGGGAAGATCTGTTCACGTCGGTCGACAAGCTGCCGACGCAGCACTTCAGCGCCCAGGTCTATTCCCGCACGCAGCTCGTAGCGTCGCGCACCGACAATAACCGGTGTGGCTACATTCTCTGCGTCGAGAGCTAAGTCCGGGGGGGCGGTGAGCCGCCCGCCCGAAAACGGGCGGCTCACATGACCCAAGGGCTCCGCGCCCTCCAACAGCGGTAGGCAGATTTAGGAGGATTGAATGGCAGACTTCTACTCTTCAGAGGCGCCGGCCCGTACGACCAAGCCGACGGTCGCACGTTCCGCCAACGCCGTTGCGGCCAAGCTGCGCCGCACCGTCTCGAGCTTCGTTTGCGACGCTACCAATTGCGGCGCCGCCGCCGCCGGCTCGCGGCTGATGCTTCCGCGCGTTCCCAAGGGCGCACGCGGGATCAAGCACCGCATCACGGTATCGGCGACGCTCGGCACGTCGACGCTCGCGCTCGGCATTACCGGCACGACGGCGAAATATGCGGCCGCCGCAACCTACACGACTGCCAACTCGCCGGTCACGATCGCCAAGGCGGCGAACCTCGCGGCCGAGCTCGCGGCCGATGAGGATCAGTTCCTCACGACTGCGGTCGCGGCGCTTCCCAACGATGGCACGATCATCGTCGTTGAGACCGAATACACGCTGCAAAACTGATCGATCTCGAGCCGGCGGGCGCCAACCGTCGGCTCGATGAGGCGAGCCGGCCTCAACCTCTCCTCTCTCTCCTGTTGGACGGGGCCGGCTCGTTTTTTTCCTGGGGGGGAATGACCGGCGATGCTCACCTACGTTCCGCTCGCCAACATGGCACTTCAGCACCTGGGCGAAAGCGATCGCATCGCGAGCCCGGATGAGGACAGCAAGGGCGCCAGGGCGGTCAAGGCCGCCTGGGAAGGGGTCCGCCTCTTCGTTCTTTCGGAGGCTCACTGGAGCTTTGCAGTCCGCACCGTCGCGCTGAGCTCGAGGCCAGCGGATCCGGAGTTCCCGATCGCGCTCGGCCGCACCGCCTTTCCGCTGCCGGCGGACCTGGTGAGTTTTATCGAGATCGTCGATCCCGAGCTCGACGACGACGAAGATCTCTATTCGATCGAAGCCGGCCCGAGCGGTTCGGAGATCCTGGTCGACGATCCCGGCCCGATCACGATCCGCTATGTCCGCGACACGGCCGCGATCGCTGATCCGGCACGCTGGCCGCCGTCATATGATCGCGCGTTTTCCTTCTACCTGGCCTGGCAGATCTCCGACGAAATGGGCGCCGACAAGGCGCGCAAGGATCGCGCGCTCAACGGTTACACCGGCGCGCTACGGATCGCGAAGCGGACCAATGCGCGAACCAAGGCGCCGAAGCGCCAGGCCATGACACCTTGGACGCGGGCTCGGCAGAGCGGCGTCGATCGGGCGCCGGGCGTCTAAATGGCCAAGGTGCGCACGCCGATCTATGCCTTCAACGGCGGCGAGATCTCGCGCCGGATGGAAGGCCGATCGGATCTTGACGGGATCTATGATCGCGCCGTCAAGACGATGCTCAACTATGTGGCGACGGTCGAGGGGCCGGCCACCAAGCGGCCTGGCTTCCGCTACATCAAGGAGGCCATGTTCACGTCGACCTGGCTATCGCGGTTCGTTTACAACACGACGCAAGCCTATGTGATTGAGTGGGGCGACAAGACGCTTCGCTTTTTCACCAATGGCGGCCGCATCGATTTCAGCGGCGCGCCGTACGAGCTCACGGTTCCCTATCGCGCCAATGAGGCGCCGCGGGTCTCGAGCAAGCAGAGCTTTGACCGGCTCTATCTCGCGCATTCTGCCTACCCGCCGGCGATGCTCACCAGGACCGACGCCGAAACCTTCAGCTATGCGCCGATCCCGCTCAAGAGTGGGCCGTTCAAGGATTTCAACAGCGACAAGACGCAGACGGTCTCCTGGGCCGGCGCCGCCGGCGCGATCGGCGATTCGGTGACGCTCACCGCGACCACGGGGATCTTCCAGGAGGGCCATGTCGGCGCGCCCTTCATCTTCGAGGTCGAGAGCTTCTCCTCGATCAAGGCGTGGGAGCCCAACATCAAGCTCTCCTCGCTGGCGATCGGCGATCTGCGCAAGTCAGACGGCAAGGTTTACGAGCTGGTCGACAAGGGCGGTCACACGCTTACCGGCTCGGTCGAGCCGACGCACACGACCGGCGACGAATGGGACGGCTCCGGCGCGCAGACGGCCAGCACAACCGACACGACGGGCGCACTCTGGCGCTACCGGTTCGACCGGTACGGGATCGGCACGATCACGGCGGTTGCCAGCACCACGTCGGCGACCCTCAAGGTCACTCGCGCGCTTCCGACGCTGGCGGCCGCGACGCACCTTTGGGCGCACGGTTGCTTCTCCGACGTCGAGGGCTATCCGCAGCTCGTCAGCATTTGGGGCGGCCGCCTGATCTTCATCAAGGGCACCCAACTGATCGGCTCGGTTGTCGCCGATTACTGGAACATGAGCCCGATCGACGACGCCGGCGACTTCGCGCCCGATATGGCGTTCCGGCTCGATCTAGCGATCTCGGATCCGCCAACCTGGTTGCACGCCGACAAGGAATATCTCCTGCTCGGATCGCACAGCGAGGAGATCGTTGTCGGCCAGGTCAACGCCAACGCCGGCATTTCCGGGACCAACCTCAAGGCGCAGCCTCAATCATCCTATGGATCGTCCGACGTATGGCCGTCGATCATCGGGACGGCGGTCCTGTTCGTGCAGCGCGGCGCGCGCAAGATCCGCGAGGCGGCGTTTTCCTATGACGCGGGTCGGTTCGTCGGCACCAACATTGCCGTCTATGCCCGCCACATCACGCGCAGCGGGCTCAAGTGGCTGGCCTGGCAGCAAGAGCCCGAGGAGCTTCTCTGGAGCGGCCGCAACGACGGGACGATCGTCGCGCATCCCCACAACCCGGAGCAAGCGATCAAGGGTTTCTCTAGGCACCAGCTCGCGCAAGGGACGGCGCTCGCCGGCGTGTCGATTACCAGCGACGACGGCAACAGTGATGATCTGTGGATCCTCGCCGAGCTCGACGGCGCCAAGGCCGTGCTGAAGCTCGGCGACTTTTGGGATGAGGACGCCGGGCTCGCCCAGGACGATGCTTTCTTTGTCGATTGGGGCGTGTCTTATGACGGGACCGGCGCCGGCGTCGGCGGCGCGGACGTACTCAAGCAGGAGTTCACGAGCGGCCTGTCGCACCTCAACGGCAAGGCGGTGCGGGTGCTCGCCGACGGTGTCGAGCACAACACGCTTACCGTCGTCGACGGCGCGATCACGCTCCCCAAGCCGGCCCTGAAAGTGCACATCGGGCTCGGCTATGCGGCGCGCCTCGAGCTGCTCCGCGCCGAAGCGCGAGGGACGCCGACGCTTCAGGGGCTGCGCAAGCGCGTGCTGCGCCTGTTCGCCCGCCTGATCGATTCGGCGTCGCCGATCATCTTCAACCGCAACGGCACCAAAGAGCGCATGTTCGATCGGGCCAACAGCCTGGCGACGGACACGCCGCCGCCGCTGTTCAACGGGGACACCAAGGCGGTGGCCGTCGGCAGCGGCTCGGATTTCAGCGACGCGCCAACGATCGTCAGCGACGATGCGCTCCCGTCGATCATCTCGCTCCTCGTGCCGACGTATGAGATCGAGGAAATGCCGCAATGAACGAAATCGACGCCAAGGCCGATTTTCGGCCAGCTCAGACGGTTTCGCTCGTCGAGGTTCTTTCCCACCTGGAAGCCGCCTCGAGCGCGCCAGCGGCCAGAAAATCGGCCGCGGAGCCGCCGTTACAATTCCGTCCGATGCTCGCCGGCGATGCGGTGCTGCTCGAGCTTCAGCCGCAACAGCATTTCGAGCTCGGCCGCTATCACTCGGCCTATACGCTCGAGGAAGGCGCCGAGCTCGCCGACAATGGCGACGCATGGACCGCTCACCGCGGCTCGAGGATCGTCACGATCGCCGGATTCCGCGAGCTGTTCCCAGGGCACGCCGTCGTATGGGCGTCGCTCTCCTCCGCGCTCGGCGCCGATCACCTGGCGATCTCGCGCTTCGCCCGCTGGCAGATCGAAAACACCAGGTTCCGCCGTCTCGAGGCGATTGTCGAAGCCGCCAACTTGCGGGCGATCGATTGGGCGCGGCTCGTCGGGCTCGAGCCGGTGCACACGCTAAGAGGGTACGGTCCTGATGGCAGCGATCACATTCTGTTTGAGAGGGTGAAATGAAGGCGGTCGGAATGTTCGCGCAGGGGATCTCGGCGTTCGACGCCGGGAAATACACGCGCAAGGTCATGGCGACCAATTCGCAGAACGCGCTCAACGATGGGGTCGCCGAACGCGATCGGATCCGGTTCGCGGCGCGTCAGGCGATGGGCCAGCAGCTCGTCGACCAGGGCGGCAGCGGCTTTGCCTCCGGCACCGGCTCGGCGCTCGACGCGCTGAAGGAAAGCGCGATCAGCCGCGAGCTCGATTTCGCGGTATCGCGGCGGCGGGCGAGCATGGCCGCCGCTGGCTACAAACAGCAAGGGGATCTCGCCTACGCGCAAGGCAAGTCGGCGATGGCCGGCGGGATCCTTTCCGGCGCGGCCGAGATCGCCAGCGAGGTTGCCGGCGCGTTCGGGGGCGTTCCTTCCGGCGGAGGCGGAGCGTCGATTGCGCCGCCGAACCTTAGCTCGCCCTGGGCGGTCAACATCAACGCGCCGGCGCCGAGCTCGCTCCCGGTCGGCAACTCCTTCGGCAGCTTGCCGGGAATGCTCTACTAGTGGCCGGCCCTTATCAGTCGCAGCTCGCGCCGGGCGGCACTCCAACCTTCTCCGGTGCAAGTCCAGAGGACGCCGGCGCCGCGGTCGGCCGCGGCCTCGAGCAAGCCGGCGACACGCTCGATCGTGCGATCCATCAGCATCGCGAGCTCGAGCGCGACCAGCAAGCGGCCGAAGCCGGAACGCAGCTCGCGCAGATCTCGACGCAGCTCGACCAGACGGCGATCGACGCGCGCAACAATGCAGCGCCTGGCGCAGCCGGGCACGCCGACGCGATCGCGAAAGCGGTCGACGAACAGAGCGCCCAGGCGCTCGGCAACATCAAGGATCCCAGGATCCGCGCGCGATTCCAGCAAAACTACGCGCAGCTCAAGGATCAGATCGTCACCCGTGAATATGGGTGGGAAGCGGCGAAGCGCGTCAATTACATGGCGCAGAACGTCGACGACACCGGAACGACGCTCGCCAACGGCCAGGCGGCTAATCCCGATCCTGTCGGCTTTGAGACGTCGCTCAACACCATCCACACAACGGTCGACGCGATGCAGGGGATCGACGCCGACCAAAAAGCCAAGCTCATCAAGGAGCAGCAGCGCAAGGTCGCCGTCGCCTGGGGCAATTCGATGGCGGACAAGGATCCGCGAACGCTCCTCCACGCGCTCGATAGCGGGCTCATTTCGCCTTACCTCGAGCCCGAAGATATCAAGTCGCTGCGCAACGGCGGCCAGGTCGAGATCCGCCGCCAGGAAGCCGAAGCTCGCGCGCAGCTCTCGCACGACAAGGCGCTGACGACCGAGGGCATCGATGTCATCGGCAAAAGGGTTACCGAGCTCAACGACTACAATGTGACCGACGCGGAGTTCGACGCGGCAACGGCCGCCGCGAAAAAATACGGCCTCGAGGGTAAAGTGATCGATCTCGCCAACTGGCGCGATCTTCGCGACGTCAACCGCGAAACCCGCACCTGGACGCCGGCGCAATGGCACAACCAGATTAACGATCTTCAGGCCAAGGGCGACAACCGGACGCCGGCGGAAAGCCTCCGTCTCAAGCATCTGTCGGACCTTGCCGGCGGAGCGATCAGCCAGTTCAACTCCGATCCGTTCGCGGCCGCGGCCAAAGCCGGCACGCCGGCGCCGGCGCTCGATCTCAGCAATCCCGACCCTTCGGCGGTGCAGCAGCGGGTCACCTGGGCGCGCGCCTTCGCGGCCTCCTCGGGCTTGCAGAACGTGCCCTATCTCTCGCCCGACGAGCAGAAGGTTTTTAGCGATCGGATCAAGCAAGGGCCGGCGGGCCAGCTCGACGCGACGGCCGCGCTCCGGCAGACGTTCGGCGGCAACATCGCGACGGCGATCGTCAAGCAGATCGACCCGACGAACAAGGATATTCAGCTCATGGTCGGGCTGCATCCGCGTGTGGCGGAGATCTATAAGCGCGGCGTCGAGGCGCTGAAGGACAAGACGGTTCACCTGGGCGCGAACGACCAGAGCCAGGGCCAGGCAGATGCCCAGGCACTCACCGACATTTTCGAGACGTACAAGAGCGGGATCCCGGTCGACATGCAGGGCGCCGTGCTCAATGCCGCGCGCAACATCACTGCCGGCACCGCGGCCGAGTTCGGCAAGTCCAACCCGTCGGGCGACGAGCTCGCCAACGCATTCCGCTCGGCCGTGCAGCGCGCCGGCGGGATGCTCGGGAGCCCAGGACAGGGCAGCGCCACCGGCGGCTTCGTCAAATGGTACGGCAGCTACGCCTGGCTTCCCCAGGATATGAGCCGCGACGATTTCCAGCGGCGTATGAGTCGCGCCGGTCCCGCCGATTGGACCAAGGCCGCCGGCGCCGCGCCTTACTATTCGCTCCCCGATGGCAAGCGCGTTGCGATGAGCGAATCGATGATCCGCCATCTGCCGGAATATCGCCTCGAGACAGTGAGCCCTGGCGTGTACCGGCTAACCGGACCTGACGGCGGCCATGTGGTCACCAAGGACAACCGACCTTGGCAGTTCGATATCAGGAACCTCCGCTAGTGGCGGATCGCAACTACGGCCTGGCCGATCGGATCGATGAGCTCGGCCAAGATCCCGCGGCCGCTTATGCCGCGGCCAAGGCCGCTGGCGCGCCCGTCGGCCAGTTCTCGCCGGTGCAGCTCGCGCCGCCCGATCCGCTCGAGCACGATCAGGCGGCCGCGCCGCCGGCGCCGGCGGATATCGGCACGGGTTCGCGCCAGGCGGCGCCAGGCAAGCCCAGGCCCGCACCCGCGGCCGCGCCCGATCTGCACGGCACCGGGACGCTCGCCGACACGATCGAGCAAAAGCCCGACCTTGCCCCCGTGCGGCCGACGATGGCGCCGCTCGAGGACGTGCCGACATTCGGACAGACGTTCGAGGCGGCACGCCGGATGATGCGCTCCGATCGGAGCGATTTTGACGAGATCATGCTCCGCGACGGTTACGCGCCGATCGTCAAGGCCCTCAACCTTCGGGACAGCGAAAACCCGGCCCGCTTCTATTCGCCCGATCCCGCGACCGCCGCCAAGGTCGGAACGATGGGGCAGCCGTCGGATCTCGCAACCGCCGCCCAGCAAGGCGAAAACCCGATCGGCTCGACCTGGCTCGCCTCGCGCGATCTCCAGGAGCGGCTCATCGTCGACCAGATCCGGCAACGCCGGGCGCAGGATCCGAATTTCCTCAAGGGCGTGCCCGATACGGTCGACGGGCTGCATACCTATTTCCTCGAGCAGGAGAAGGCCAAGCGCGCCGGCGCGGCCGCGACCGTTTCCCGCTCTCAAGGTCTGTCCGGAGCGCTCGCGCAGCTCTCTGGCGGCGCGGTCGAATCGTTCCATGATCCGCTCAACCTCGCCACCTTGCCGATCGGCGGCGGCGGCAAAACGCTGGTCCAGATCGCGGCGCGCGAGGCGTTGACGCAAGGCGTGCTCGAGCTCGCGCAGCAACCGATTGTCGCCGGCAATCGCCAGGAGCTCGGCGAGCACCTAACCCTCGGCGAAGCGGCGACCAACGTCGGAATCGCGGCCGCCGGCGGCGGCGTGCTCGGCGGCGCCCTCCATGCTGCCGGCACCGGCGGCAAGGCGCTCGCTGGCGCCGCGGGCCGCGGCTACGATGTGACGGTCGCCAAGATCTTCGCTGCTCTGCCCGAAGCGGCGCAAGCCAAATGGGCAAGCCGGATGAAGGTCGGCAACATGCCGGCGAGCGAGTTCTTCTCGGACCTTTCCAACCGGGATCTCGCCGAATTTGCGCACGACGCGCACCAGGGCAAGCTCACGCCGGATGAGACGGCCGCCGGCAACGTGCTCGAGCGCGCGGCCGATATCGGCGACACGTCGCCGTTCCAGCACGGTCCCGCCGGCGACGTCTCGCACGAAACCAGCCTCGCCCAGGCAATCAAGGATCTCGAAGACCCTAAACCCGAGCTCGCGGATCTTCCTTCTGTGTCCGCGAGCGAAGGCACCGGAGCGGCTACGCCAGCAGCCGCAACGGAGCGGCCGCCGGCGGCCTTGTCCACCGCCCGGCGGCCGCAAGTCTCGACGGCACCGGTCGACACGGCGGGCGCCATTGCGGCGTTCAAGGACCGCGTGCGCACCAAGGAAAGCGGCGGCAACGACCACGCGCAAAATCCCAAGAGCAGCGCGCGCGGCCGCTACAATTTCACCGACGGCACCTTTCGCGATTATTACCGCAGGGTTTTCGGCCAGGATCCGGGCGCGCACCCGTCGCACGAGCTGAAGGACAACGGCCAAATTCAGGAGCGCCTCATGGACGCGCTCACCCATGACAATGCGGCGAAGCTCACGGCGATGGGCGAGAGCGTCAACACCGGCAATCTCTACGCCATGCACGTGCTCGGCGCCGGCGACGGGCCGAAGGTGTTCAAGGCCGATCCCTCGACGCCGATCGAGCGGATCCTGTCTGAGGACGTGCTCCGCCGCAATCCTTACTTCCGCGGCAAGTCGGCAAGCGAGATCATTGCCTGGGCGCATGACAAGATGGGCGGTTCGACCGTCTCCGTTGCGCCTCGAGGCGGGGCCGGCGCGCTCGATGCGGCGACCGAGGATCCGCTCGTCGCGCAATTGAACGCCGAAAGCTTGCAGCTCGAGCAAAGCGCGATCGGCTCGGCCGAGCCCGTCGCCGGGCTCCCGCCAATGTATGGCCGTAGCTATCCGGCGAGCGATATCCTGGTCGACGCTGATCGCTTCCAGTTCAAGGCCGGCGGCGATGCACTGGGAGTAACCGATCGGCTGCGCGGCGTCGACGAGTGGAACCCGATGTATGCGGGGCGGATCGTCGCCTGGGAAGATCAGGGCGGCCGCGTGTTCGTCGCCGACGGCCATCAACGGGTCGGCCTGGCGAAGCGCCTCGAGGAACAGGGACACACGCCGATCGGCGTCGACGCCATCACCTTGCGCGAAGCCGACGGGGTCAGCTCCGAGGACGCACGGGTTTATGCGGCGCTCAAGAACATCGCCGAAGGCACCGGGACCGCCGTCGACGCGGCAAAGGTCATTCGCGACGCCGGCGCGCATGTGCTCGAGCATTTGCCGCCTAAGTCGGCGCTGGTGCGCGACGGTGCGGCCCTGGCGCGGCTATCCGATGCGGCGTTCGGCGCGGTCTATAACGACGTGCTGCCGCCAGATTTCGCGGCGGTCATCGGGCACCTTCTGCCCGATCGGCCAGAAGCCCACGAGGGAATGGTCGATCTCCTGGTCAAGACCGACCCGGCGAACCGCGGCCAGGCCGAAAGCATCGTGCGCCAGGGGATCGCCGCTGGCTTCCATCACGAGACCCAAAACGAGCTGTTTGGCGCCCGCGAGCTCGTCAGCTCGTTGATGCTCGAGCGCGCGAAGGTGCTTGAGAAGGGTCTTGCCAAGCTCCGCAGATTGGGGTTGGTGCACAAGACGGCCGCCGCCGAAGCTGATACGCTCGAGGCGGTAGGCTCGTCGATTGCACGAGAGCAAAGCGCCAAGGAGGCACAGGCAAATGCCGAAGCGGTCGATATCGTCTCGAGGCTCGCCTTCAGCCGCGGCCCCGTCGCCGATGCCCTCAATGGCGCCGCCCGCGATCTCGCCGGAGGACACAAGCTCGGATCCGTCGTCGATCGATTCGTCAACGACGTCCGCGGCCTCGATCTCGCCACTGTCAGCCGAGAGGTTGCCAGCAACGATGCAAGTCGTCTCGCACCTGATGGAGCAGGACGCGGCGGCGACCCTGGCGAAGAAGGTTCGCAACTATCAGCGCAACATGGGGATCCGGAACAGCCGAGCTTAATTGAGCTCGAGCACGCTACCGAACGTTTCTCCAATCCCGATGGCCCGGCGGTCAAGAGCCAGGCCGAAAGCCTGGTGCACGATCTGCGCACCACGCTCACCAGGCGCGAGCGGATCCAGGCCGCGACCGCCGAGCTCGAGCACACCAAGCCCGGCGAGTTCCGCACGGTCGAGCCGTTCCCCGACGAGCCAGGGTATCACCGCTTCCGCTACGTCGCCGACGACGGGACGGTGGTCGGCGGCAACTACACGGTCGACGGGAATTTGATCGAAGGCTTCAACATCGGGGACACGCACAACCCGGTGAAGCTCGGCCCCATCGAATTGCGCAAGCTGTTCGCGCTCGTTCACCAAGAGCATCCGGAAGTGACCTACGTTCACGCCTACCGGAAAAGCGGAGCCCGCCTCCAGGGTGGCACCGGCGAACAAGAGATCTGGTTCGAGCTCACCGACAACGGCGTCAAGTTCCGCGGCTCCGAAGATCCGCGGCCGACGCTCACGCCGGAGGAAGCCCAGGCGACCGCGACGGCGCTCGATCTCGTCGACCAGGTCGACCCGGCGATCGCCGATCGGCTTCGCCAGGAAGTTGCGCTGCGTACCGCCTCGCCGATGCGGCCCGGCGCGATCGACGCGCACGGAACCGGCGGCCTCGGGCTATTCGACGCGGCCGATCAACCGAGCTTCCGGCTGTCGGATGAGGGCGAGCCGGTCTCGGCCGAGGATCTTCTGAAAGAGCTCGACGACGACGATAAGGCGATCAAAGCCATGAAGGACTGTCTATGAGCCTCGACGCCTGTCTGCCCGATCTCGAGCGCAAGGGGCTGCTCGACGTCGGCCGATCGAAAGAGGCGCGCGAGCTCTACGACGAGCTCCGCCGCTTCTACGAGCGGAGCCACGATCCGGAGACCGCGGCCGCGCTCGCGTCGCAAGCAACGGTCGATCGCCTCGAGGCGGCCGCGGCGCACAAGAAGCGCAACACGATCCGGATGATCCGCGCGCAGCAGGAAGGCTTGATGAAAGCGCGCTCCTATGACGGGGGCGATCCTACGGCGAGCGGCCCGATCAATCCCAAGGGTGTTGAGGCGGTGCTCGCGTTCGACGGCCGCGCCGGTCACAACGACACGGTCGCCGCGCGGATCAACGCGATCAAGGGCCGCGCCCACGCGATGATCGACGAGCTGCTCGCCAATCATCACAAGAATTTGCTCGGCCAGATCCGCCGCCTGGCCGACGTCGAGGACATTGTCCGCGAGCTGTTCAATCCAGGATCGACCGGCAACGACTATGCTCGAGGGCTCGCCGAAGCCTGGGGCAAGGCGGCGGAAATGCTGCGCGCGCGCTTCAATGAAGCCGGCGGTCAGATCGGCAAGCTCGATCGTTGGGGTCTGCCGCAAAGCCACAGCTCAACGCTGGTGCGCCGCGCTGGCTATCAAGCCTGGCGCGACTTCATCGTGCCGTTGCTCGACCGCGGCCGCATGATCGACAACATGACCGGCGAGCCGTTCACCGACGCCAGGCTCGAGCTCGTGCTCAAAGACACCTTTGAGAAGATCCGCACCAATGGATGGAGCGCGATCGAGGCGGGCAACGCCGGCGGAAAGATGCTTGCCAACAGCCACGCCGAGCACCGCTTTCTCCACTTCGCCGACGGCGACGTCTGGCTTACCTATCACAACAAGTATGGATCGGGGACGCCGTTCGACGCGATGATGGGCCATATCGAGGCGATGAGCCGCGATATCGGGATGATGGAGATCCTCGGTCCCAATCCGCCGGCGACGGTGCGCTGGCTCAAGGACATGGTAACCAAGTCGGCCGAGCTCGACACGGCGCCGGGAAGCAAGGCGATCGAGCGTGCGAACGCCGGCGCGTCCAAGATCCAGCGCCTCTATGACGAATTGACCGGGAGCCTTCGCCGGCCAGAGAACGAGCGCCTGGCGCTCGGCTTCGGGACGATCCGCTCGGTGCAGACGTCGGCCAAGCTCGGCGCCGCAATCCTCTCCGCGCTGCCGACGGATCCCGCGTTCGGCCTGGTGACCAGGCGCTTCAATGGTCTGCCGGCGTACAAGATGATCGGCGGCTATACGCGCCTCCTCAATCCCGCCAATGCCGCCGATCGCAAGTTCGCCGTGCGCGCCGGCCTGATCGCCGAGGAGTGGTCGCGCATGACGGCCGCGCAGCACCGGATCCTGTCCGAGGAGCTTACCGGTCGCGTCGCGCGAGATCTCGCCGAGGGCGCGCTCCGGATCTCCGGGCTCGCCGCCTACACCCAGGCGGGCCGGTGGGCGTTCGGAATGGAGTTCCTCGGGCACCTGACTGACCAGGTCGCCAAGCGGTTCGACGAGCTCGATCCCAGGCTCGCGCGGGCAATGGAGCGCCACGGGATCACTCCGGCGAATTGGGACGTCATTCGCAATTCGCCGTTCGAGGTTCACAAGGGCGTTGGCTGGATCATGCCGGCGAAGGTCGAGGACCAGCTCGCCGGCGATCGGCTGCTTCAGATGATCCAGACGGAAACCGATTTTGCGGTGCCGGTCGCGGATCCGCGCACGCGAGCGATGATGAACAGCATCGCCCCCAAGGGCACCTGGGCCGGCGAGCTCACCCGATCGGCGCTGCTGTTCAAGTCGTTCGGGATCAGCCTCATGATGACGCACGGCCGCCGGATGCTCGAGCAGTCGCCGGCCAATTTGGCGCGCTATGCGGGGATCTATTTCCTGATGGCGACGCTCGGCGGCGCCGCGGCGATGGAGCTCAAGCTCATATCGAAGGGGCAGGATCCGCGGCCAGTGCCGAGGCAAAAGGATCCGCCGCTCAAGCACGCCGAATATTGGGGCGCGGCCGCGCTCCAGGGCGGCGGCTTCGGGATCTTCGGCGATTTCCTGGGCGCTTCGGAAAACCGCTTCGGCGGCGGCCTCGGCGAGACGATCGCCGGGCCGCTGGCGTCGACCGGGCAGGAGGTAGGAACGCTCGCTTTCTCCTCGCTGCGCGCCGGCCTCGGCGACAAGAAGGCGCGACCAGGTCGCGACCTTACCAAGATGCTGAAGGCCGAAACTCCGATCCTTTCGTCAAATTGGTATTTGCGCCTTGCGTTTAACCGCATCCTGGCGGATCAAATACAGCACGAGCTCGACCCGGATTATCGCAAATCCTGGCGGGCGATGGATCGAAAGGCAAAACAGCAGGGACAAGACTTTTGGTGGGAGCCTGGCGCGACGGCGCCGAAGCGGGCTCCGAAACTTTGAAATAGCCTGGGGGGCACCAATGACTGTTCCGAGCGACGCAGCTCAACCGCCGCGCGATTCCTACGTCGAGGACGGCGTTACGCTTGTCCACGCGATCAATTTCACGTTCCAGGATGACAACGAGATCTCGGTTAGCCGGATCCTCGTCGACGGGACCGAGATCCTGCTCGTCAATCCGACACACTACACGGTTGCCGGCGGCGCCGGCGCGACCGGATCGATCACCAAAACCAACGGTGGCATCGCCGGCGCGACGATCCAGATCGACCGCAACACGGTGCGCGACCAGCTCGTCGACCGCGAGCCCGGCGATGATTTCCCGGTCGAGGAGCAGGAGCGTTCACTCGACAAGCTGACGCGCATTGTCCAGGAGCTCGCCCGCGATCTTCTCTCCCGCGAAGACGTGCGCGACCTGGTCGGCGCGCTGCTCGTCCAGGGCGCCGGGATCACAATCACCGTCGACGACGCCGGCAACAAGATCACGATCGCGAGCTCGATCGACGCCGAATATATCCGCGACACGATCGCGAGCTCGCTCGTCGAGGGCAACGGGATCGCGATCGCCGTCGACGACGTCGCCAACACGATCAAGATCTCGGCGTCGGGGATCGACACACTGCCCGATTGCGTGAAGCTCTCGGGCGACGCGCAATCGAACGACGGTGGCGGCGGGCCAGGCGCGCTCACTGGCGAGCAAGTGCAGGATATCATCGGCGCGATGCTCGTCGACGGCGCCGGGATCGATATCGTCTATGACGATGCGGCGGGAACGATCACGATCACCAACACGATCGGCGCCGGCTATACCGATGAGCAAGTGCGCGACGTCATGGGCGCCTGTCTGCAACAAGGCTCGCGGATCACGATCGCAGTCAATGACGCCGGCGACACGATCACGATCTCGAGCGATGCGCTGGCGCCGAGTTACCGCGGCCTCGCCGTCGTTACGGAGGCCGGCGCCTTCGACTTCGACGATACGCACGGCGGCAAGTCGATCCTCTACACTGGCGGCGCTGCCTCGGCGACGTTGCGGCTCGATGCGACGCACGCGCTCAGCGACGGTTGGGGAACCGTAGTTCGCAACCATGGCACCGGGACGCTGACGATCGCGTTTGACGGCGGGGTCACGATCATGGCGAACGGCGCGACGGTGGCGGCGACGACGCTCACGTTGGCGCAAGGCGGTGTCGCGCACATCAACCGCTGGGCGGCGAACGACTTTACAATCGTCGGCCCGAAGGTCACGGCCGCGTGAGCTTGCTCCTCGGTCCTTGCTATGTGTCCGAGAGCGTTCCGCCTGGCGTGGTTGCGCTCGTTGACGATAGCGTAGGCGGCGATCTCAAAGCCAAGTGGCGCATCGCCAACGACGGTTGGATCTACCATTCCGAGGACGCGCCTTTCGTCCCGGCCTATGCCTGGATCACGCCGCAATCGGGGATGGAGCTCTACGAGTGCCGGGCCACGGCGACGTCGCTCGAGTGGCCGCCGCTCGGCGAGCAATACAATGTCTGGCTCGATCTCGCGCAGTCGTGGACGTGGGGATGGGGCGCAGTCGCTACCCTTCACGCCGGGCATTCGGGATCGTTCCTGCTCGAGATCCGGCGCAAGTCGGACCTGGTCGTAGTGGCAAGTTGCAACGTCGATATCGCGGCGAGCGGTGCCGGCGGGGGGACGTTCTAGCGTTTTGCGTTTCGGCCGACGGGCCGAGCCTGTGGGGGGTTGAGTGAAAATGTCTGACGGGATCGGGGTCGACCTGGCGACTTCTGGAGGGCCAAGAATCCTCGCCGCGTCGATCGCGCTCGTCGGCGCGATGAAATTCGCCAAGTGGCTGATCGAGTTCGTCACGGCGCGGATGGACGTCGGCCATAAGCGCCTCGCCGATCGCCTCGAGCATGTCGAGATGGAGCTCGCCGCGACGCGCGAGGCGCTGATGCTGATGATAAACCACGCGGCCGAGCGGCACCCTGGCGACAAGGTGCTCCAGCAAGTCGCGCGGATCCTGTCGACGATCGCACCCAAGCCCAAGCGGGATCTCGACGAGATTGTCGATCGGCTCAACGCCATGCCTGGCTCAACCTACGGGGGGGAATGATGCAAACAATCGCCGATTACGTCCGCGCGCGGATCCAGTTTTGGGGCGCTCGGCTCAATGCGCTGCAAGCCGTCCTGGTCGCGGCGATCGTCGCCAATGCGAGCCAGCTTCAAGGGGCGATCTCATCGATCATCCCGGCCAAGTACCAGGGAGCGGCGGGGCTGATCGCCGGCGTCCTGTCCTACTTGATCGTCGAGGCAGCCTCGCGCAGCGACGCAAAGAAAGTCGCCGATAATGGCTGACAAGCCAGCGGCCGACGTCTCGAGGAAGCAAAAGGCGGGAGCGCTGATCTTGGCCGCGTGTGTGGTCTGCGCTCCGCTCACCGCCGCGCGCGAGGGCTTCGTTGCCAAGGCGAAGCCGGATCCGATCGGGATCAAAACGGGCTGCTACGGCGAGCGCGTCGATCAAAGCGATCTTGATCCCTCGCGGATCTACTCGCGCGGCGAGTGCATGGACCGACTGAGGAAGAGGCTTGCGGCTGATTACGCGCCCAAGATCGCCCACTGTCTGCCGCAGTTGCTCTCGGCCGATCGCCGCAACGAGTTCGCGGCGCTCATCGATACGTCGTTCAATGCCGGTCCTGGTGCGGTGTGCAGCTCGCCAATGGCGGCCGACATCAAGGCCGGCAAATGGGCAGCGGCTTGCGCGGCGATCGCGTCTTTCCGCGTCGGCTCTGTCACAGCCCGCCCGGCCAAGGGCGCGATGGATAGCCGGCGGATCACCAGCGGCCCGAACAAGGGGAAGTGGTTCAACCGCTTCCGCGGCCTGGTCGATCGGCGCGCCTTTTTCGCTGGCTTCTGCATGAGACCAGAGGCCGCGCGATGAGGGAGTTGGCGATGGTGGTCGGCCTGGCGGCGCTGACTCTGACGATCGCCGCCCGCCTCGATCCGCCGCAGCAAGCGGTGCTGGTCGATACGTCGGTGCCGGCGCCGATCGACCATTTCAACAGGGGGGAAGAATGATCGCTCTGTTAGCAGGTTTGCTCGGCGTTGGTGGGATCGCCGGCATTGTGCTGCGCCTGTTCGGGTTCGGCGCCGTCAAGAAGGCGGCGAGCAAGATCCCGCCGCAAGTGTGGCTGTTCGGTGCGATCGCGATCGCGATCGGTCTCGCCGCCTGGTTCCTCGATCATCGCGGTTATGAGCGGGCCAAGGAGCAAGACCGGCTGCACGAGCTCGAGCGCCAGGAGCTCGCCCGCGCGATCGTCGGCGCGATCGACAAGCAGCTCGACACCAAGCTCGCGGCGATCGGCGCCGACACCAACGGAAAAATCCAAACCATCGACACGGAAGGGCGAACCTTTGTTCAACCGATCATCACGCGCGAGATCCTTCGCGACCGCAACCTCGCTGATCCTAATCGTTGCCTGTCTCCCGGCCTGCTCTCGGCAATCAACGCCGCTCGCGGCTATCTCGACGAGCACCTTGCCGGCGCCGAGGATGGACCCGCAAGTCCGCCAGGCGTGCCCGCCGCCGGCAAAGGTCACGGACCCGTCGCCGGCGGGGATAGCCCAGGCCGATAGCGATCTCGCGCTCGAGTACCGCAAATGCGCGGCGAAGCATGACGGGGCGGTGAGCGCCTTCGACGTGCTGGCCGAGGCTTACGACAAACTGCGCGCCGCGATCACGGTCGGCGTCAAAGGGGGAAACCATGGCAAGTAAGGAAGTCGCGGATCTCACGCTTCGCGTTCTCGACGGGACGGAGGAGTTCCACCTGGTCGCCGGCGTCGCGCGCGACGGCGGCGGCAATGTCACCAACCACGGCAACAGCCGGCGCAGCTCGCTTGCCGCATTGCTCACCTATATCACCGCCAACATTCCGGCGGGCGGGATCAGCCAGGCATTCGCCGATGGCCGCTATCTGCAAAAGGCGCTCAACCTTTCCGACGTCGCCTCGGCAGTCACGGCCCGCGCCAACCTGTCGGTTTATTCGATTGCCCAGGTCGACGCGCTCATCGCCGGTGCGGGAGCGCACGCCTATGAGGGGTTCGGCAATCTCTTATCGCTAACGACCCTCACCGGGATCGTTGGGGCCAGCGCAAACATCACGCTTACCGACAAAACGCGCGCCCACATGTACGATTGGACAGCGTCCGGTGCGAACACAGTTCAAGGTGCGGTGAAGGCGGCGCCGGCGACCCCCTGGGATCTCTATCTTCGGGTGTCACATAAGGCAGCGTTTGGGGTCAACACGTCGTTCGGGTTGATCCTCCGCAATTCGGCGAATGGAAAGCTGACGACGTTCATCACAAGCTTTTCCGCTCCCGCCGGCATCTACGTTCAGCAATGGACAAACCCGACGACCTTCGCGAGCTCTTTGGCCGGCGGATTCTCGTTCGGCTATATTCCTCAAGTGATGTGGCTCCGCATCAATAACGACGGGACCAATCTCAACTTCTACTGGAGCTTTGACGGCATCGATTGGGTGCTCGTTTCCACCACGACGATAGCCACCTTCATGGGAGCGGTAGATCAGATCGGGTTGGGCGGAGTGCCGCAAGTCGCCGGCGGAGTCTGGATCTCGGATTTCGGCCACACAGTTCCGAGTTAAGGCGTAACGCCAAATCGACGCCACGCCGGTTTTCCGGCGCGCTCAGACGAAAGAAGGGCCGGGCGGGTAGTCGATACCCTCCGGCCCTTCTTTTGGCGCTGTACGGGCTTAAAATCAGCCCGTGTAACACGCCGGTCGGTTAACGAGTTGGCGCGCGGAGCAGCTCGCGCAAATGCTCAAGCCCGTTGATCGCGTCGGGATCTCCCTCGAGCGCGGTTCTAATCTGCTCAGTGTTACCGTTGGTGCGGTTCATCCGCCCGATCTTGGCGAGCACCGCGCGCGCGGCCTGGCCGGTTTCGCGGGCATCCCATTGGTCGACCGTCGCTTGATCGAAAAACGCGCTCTTGTTTTGTTCGGCCATGTTGCGGCTCTCCTGCCTGAAGTGCCGGCGCCGAGCTCGCCGGCGAGGATTGGGCGCAAATCGGGCCTGTGCCTCTGCTCTAGGAAACCAAACCGATTAGCGCCCGCGATCGACAACGCCGATCGTCAACGGCTGTTCCCTAGTTTCGCCAGGTCAGGCCGCAACAGGGGACCGCTCGGATCCGGTTGAACGCTGGATCGATTGCCCGAAACTTGGCGCGCACTCGGCAGACATGGACGTCGAGCCGCTTTGGATCCCCGTCGGTGCCGAGCAAGAGCATGTAGAACGTGTCCTTGCGGATCACCTTGCCGGGCCGCATCGCCAGCAGCTCGACGATCCCATATTCATGCGGCGTCAGCGGAACCGGGCGGCCCTTCCAGGTAATGCTGTGCTCGGAACGGACCAGGCGCAGATCGCCGATTTCGAGCACGTCGCTTTCGCTGCCGAGCGATTGACCGCATACCTCGCAGCTCCGCGGAAACTTCACATAGGCGTACACATTCCCCCCGATCGGGCCGCCCGTCGGCGCCCGTGTTACACGCTACAGCATTCCTCCTCGAAAGCCCAACGCGGATGGCCGATCGCGCGGCACTCTTCGGCGTTAAGCTCGAACGTTTGCTCATCGGCGAGGCGGTAAAAACAGCCCTTGCCGCCTTCGCCGATCACGCTGCCGTAAACGACCGGCGATCGGCGGTTCGCTTCGCGGAAGCGCCGCGCCCGATATGTCGGCATTAGGACCGCTCCCGCTTCGCCGCCTGGCGCAACCGTCGTTGAACCTCGCGGCTGTTGCTGTGCGGCATAGCGGCGATGCTGCCGCTCGGTTTGTCGACTTCGGCAATCTTCGCCTGGCGGCAAACGCGCTGAACCTCCGAAGCGGTGAACACGCGGCGCTGCCCGTTGCTGTTGCGGGATCCTCCCGGATTAAGGCCGCTCACGCGACCAGCTCCATCTGTCCGCCATCCTCGAGCTCGACCGCTGCGACGTGCTTGCGCACGAGCTCGCGGTAGATCTGGCGCCCGCGCGGAATGAGCCGATCGATCTCGTCCGCCGTCGCATCCTTGCGCTTGCGGATCGCGAGCAGGAACTCGAGCGCCGGCCCAGGGTCGGGCTCCCACATGAACAGCTCGCGCCAGTATAGGCGATGAAGCGTGCGCAGCATGGCGAGCTTACGCTTGGCGGCGCGCTCCTCGAGGCGGCCCTTGGCGACGAGCTCGGGGTAGGAGCTGCGCCGCGCCTCGAGCTCGCCATTGATCCAGCGGACCTTGGCGCGCCAGCGCACCGCCGCTTCCTCGCGCTCGAGACAGGCGCCGACGTCGAGCGGGCCGAAGGCATGGACGAGATCGGAACGGATATCGCGCAGCACGCCGACGACATAATCGGCTTCGTGTTGGGTGAGCCGCCCCTTGCGCACCTGGTCGACATGGGCGGCGGCGCAATCGGCGAGATCCTGGTCGATCGCGCCGATGAAGGCGGCCGCGTCGGCGATGGAGAACAGCTCGCCGTTCATCGGGCGGGGATCCTTTCTTCGGACCAAATAACAAAGGCGGCGAGTTGATGGACCGCGGCAAACTCTCGGCGGGTCTTACCTTCTGCAACTCCGCGAGCGGCAAGTTGAACGAAGTCGCGAACCTCCTCCGCCTCGTTCTCCTGGCCAGCATAGAAATCGATGAAGGCGAGCACCTCCGACGCGCGCACCGGAACCTCGCCGCAATCACAACACTTGTCCCCTGCATCGAGACAACAACAGCAATGAGTGCCGTCGGTGCATGGATCGCCGTCGTCCTGGTCAGTCATAAACACTCCTTCTGTTGGTCCCGTTCGATGCGGATCCGGCGCATGGTCGCGATCGCGTAGGCCGCCAGCCTGGCCGCGCGCCGATATCCAACGTTGAGATTGAGCCGATCGCCTGGGCGAATAACGTCGCGCAGCTCGGCCGACCGCTCGAGCAGATCGTTGCCGAAGCATTCGAGCTTGCGCTCCGCGTCGGTTTCGGCGGTGTGGCCGTGGGCTTCCTGGTCGCGGAAGGCCGCGAGCACGGCGCTTAGGTCGAGATCCTCGAGCGCGGCGCCGATCATCGGATATGCCCGGCGAAGAGATCGGCCGTCCAGGCGAGCACGCCGATCGCCAGCGTTCCGGCGCCGATCGAATAGCAGACGGCATAGAGGACCAGCTCGAGGCACGAGCGCGGCGGCGAATCGTCATGGATTGGGCCGAAGCGTCGCGGCCTACCGCGCCAGCCTGGCGCGTGTGTTGGTTCCTGCATGAACCCCCCTCTTGTCCTGCCGGCCCGTCGGCCAACGGTCGGTTGTGTCCCCGTTTTCCACAGGGCTTGTCAACCCTGTTAGCGCGCGGCAAACAGGGCGCATGGGAACGATCGCCCAAATGAAGCTCAAAGCTTTCCGCGTCGCGCACGGCCTGACGATGGAAGAGGCCGGCGCAAAGATCGTCGTTGACGGCAAGCCCGTCGACCGCGCGACCTGGCACGGTTGGGAGAGCAAGGGGAAGATCCCGAAGCCGGCCTGGATGCTCGAGCTCGAGCGCCTGGTCGGAGTCGAGCCCAATGATTTCTATCCGCGCCCCGACGGGGGAACGGTTGTGGCGGCGCCCGCTCAACAGGCGCTCGCATTATGAGGGGGGTTGCATGGCAAAAGAGGCGCTTGACGGCGTAACGGACGAGCGGCCTTTCGCCGGCGTTCACATTCTCGCGACGGCTTTGCTCTGCGCAGCCGGCTCGACTGACGACGAGCTCGATCTCGCGCGCCGATTGCTCGAGCAGGATCCGAGGCGCGACGCGCCGCGCGAGATTGAGAGCGTCGCCGGCGCGTTCAATCGGCACATGGATGCGGCGATCGATAGCGTGAACGCCAGCAGTCGCGAGCCGACGCGCGTCGGGCGGCGGGCGAGGCTGGCCGCGGATCTCGATCGTGCGGACCTGGTGCTGATGGACCGGGCAATGGTCGCGGCGCTGATGATAAAGATCGGCGATCTCAAGGGGGCCGTCGAACGGCTGCGCGACGAGCTCGCGCGCGCCGATGATGGAGAGGATCTCGGGGCCGAGCTCGCGGCCGACGAGGATCTCGCCCTGCTCAACGCCGACGACTGCGATCGCTGCGCTGGCCGCGTTGCAACGGGACCGTGCACATGCCCGGCCACTTATGAACCGGCCTCAACGTTCGCGGCCGAGGAAGAGTATATCGGCGACGTCGGCCGCGATCCGCTCGGCAACCCAAGCGTCAATGATTGAAGGCTTGCGCCGCCGGCTCGGCCTCAAGCGGAGCGAGCGGGTCTATGTGCCCCAGGGACAACCGCCGAGCCTGATGCTCCGGCGCGAGGGCGATCAATGGGGCGTAGCCGTGTTACATGGCGACCGTGAGCTCGCCTGGCTCACCCCAAAGCAAGCGCGCCAACAGTCGATGCGCTTCCTCGAAATGGCCTGGCTCGCCGCCAATCCTGGCTCCTGCCCGAATGGGATCCTCGAATGAGGGGAGATCCGCCCGTTCTTATGCCGACGCCGATCGCGTCGATCCCAATGATACTGACATGCCCGGCGTGCGGCGCTCGGCATATCGATGAAGGCGAGTTCGCTACAAAGGAGCATCACACGCACGCCTGTCAGCATTGCGGCATGGTGTGGCGCCCGGCGCTCGTGCCCACCGTAGGCGTGCGGTTCCTGCCCGGCTTCAAGAATGAGCCGCAAGCGTGAGCCAGAGCGCGATTCCGCTCGATAGCAAACAGGGGATGGAGATCCTCGCCCGGTGGGCGCGCGCTCACGGTGTTATTCTAAATCAATTCCACGTCGATCTGGCCGCCAAGCATGGCGTTAGCTTAGAGGGGGTCGCCATATCGCGGCCTTTGCCGAAATGAGCAGGAGCGCGACGCAATTCGCGATCTCGATCGACGAGCTGAAGGAGCTCGCCAACGTGCAGATCCGCGCGATCGCGCAGCATCTGCTCCCCAACGGCCGCGAGAATTGCGGCTATTGGGAAGCCGGCTCGATCGAGGGCGAGCCAGGCAAGAGCCTGAAGGTCAATCTTCGCGGCGCGACGCGCGGGCTATGGACCGATTTCTCCGCGGCCAAGGGCTCGCCGTCCTACTCCGGCAACGTGATCCAGCTCGTCGCCCAGGTGCAGTTTGGCGGCAATGTCGGCGAGGCGTGCAAGTGGCTCCGCCGATGGCTTGGGATCGACAACCTGGATCCCGAGGCGCTGGCGAAGAGTAAGGCGACGGCGCAGCGCGCCGCGGCCAGTGCGGACAAGGATGCGGTCGAGCGCGCCGAGAAGAACCGCCGCCGCGCGCACCAATTGTTCCTGTCGGCCGATCCCTATCCCGACACGATCGTCGAAACCTACCTCTGCTCGCGCGGAATCGACTTCCGCAAAGCGGACCTGAACGCGCCTGGCGCGATCCGCTATGCGCCGCGCGCCTATTGCGCCGAAGTGCGCAAGGATCTGCCGGCAATGGTCGCGCCGATCGTCGGCCTCGACGGCCGCCACCTGGGCACGCATCGGACCTGGCTCGCGCCCGACGGCGTCGGCAAGGCGATGCTGGTCGAGGCGAAGAAGTCGATCGGCAAGTACCAGGGCGGATTTATTCCGTTGTGGAAGGGCCAGCACAAATGCGCGCTCAAGGATCTGCCGCCGTCGACGCCGATCTATATCAGCGAGGGGATCGAGGACGGCCTTAGCGTCGCCCTGGCTCGGCCGAGCTTGCGGATCATCGCCGGCGTGTCGCTGTCTAACATCGGATCGATCGAGCTCCCCGACGGGTGCCCGGCCTATCTGCTCGCGCAGCGCGACGAAAAGATGAAGGCGATCGAGGCTTTCGAGGGCGCGCTCGCGCGGTTGCAGGAGCGCGGTTACGCCGTGTTCCTGGTCTATCCGCCGGCGGGCTTCAAGGATTACAACGACGTGTTGCGCGGGACGCCGCGCGACGAGCCGGGGGGGAACAATGGCGAAGAGTGACAAGGGTGGCGCCCGCGGTGGGCTCACGGTGATTTCGGGCGCGCTCGACCAGGCGACGCCGGCGCCGAAGGTGCAGCGGCGCGGCGGCGAGCACGCCGGCGCCGCGGAAGAGGGAGAGCCCGAGCTCCCCATGCTGTTGCCGGGTTGTCCGGTCGAGCCGTTGGGGGTCAACGGCCAGATCCATTATTACCTGGATGAGCAGCGCCAGCTCATCGCTCTGGATCCGCAGAAGCACGGCAAGACGCATATCCTCGCGCTGTTCGGCCGACGATCGAAGCTCGTCCATGAATATTGGCCGCGCTATTCGGACAAGACCGGACCCGACGGCAAGCCGATCGTCACCGGGTGGAAGCCGGAAGTCGCGGCCGAGCAGCTCATGGGCGCTTGCGCCATGCGCCGGATCTTCGACCCCCAGGGTAAGGTTAGGGGCACCGGCGCGCATCGCTCGGATCTCGGCGAGCTCGTGCTCCATTGCGGCGACAAGATATTCATCACCGGGCCGCACGCCGGCTATGTCGATCCCGGCCTCATTGCCGGCTACGTCTATCCCGCCGGCCCGTCGCGGCCGCGTCCGGATCCGCTGGAACAGAATACGGCAGCCGGCGAAAAGGTGCTGATGATGCTCCGCGCCTGGAATTGGCAGCGGCCGCTCATCGATCCCATGCTCCTCTTGGGGCACATCGCTTGCTCGATGCTCGGCGGCGCGCTCGATTGGCGGCCGCACGCCTGGATTACGGGCGGCTCGGCAACCGGCAAGTCGACGCTGCAAAAGCTGCTGCGCGCGATCCAGGGCGGCGCCTCACTGACAACGAGCAACGCGACCGAAGCCTCGCTGCGCCAGCTCCTCAAGCAGCAAACCTTGCCCGTGTTCTTCGACGAGCTCGAGGCGAAGGACGACAACCGCAAGGCGACGGCCGTCATCGAGCTCGCCCGCGTCGCCAGCTCCGGCGACCAGGTGCTCAAGGGCGGCGCCAACCACGAGGGCGCCGAGTTTACCGTCCGCTCGTGCTTCCTCTTCTCGTCGATCAAGCTTCCACCCATGCCCACCCAGGACAAGAACCGCCTCGCGGTGCTCGAGCTAGATCCCCTGTCGGATCTCGCCGACAAGGCGGCGGCCGAAGGCCAGGTGTTCAAGTCGCCGACGATCGACGAGCAGGAGCTGCGCGAGCTCGGCCGCCAGTTCCGCCGCCGCCTGGTCGACCACTGGCACCGCGTCGATGATCTCATTGACCGCTACAAGACGGCGCTCGGTGACACCGGGCACAGCGGCCGATCGGGCGATCAGTTCGGAACCTTGCTCGCGATCGCCGATATCATGCTCTACGACCAGGCCGAGGATTCCAACATTCTCGAATGGGCCGATCGCCTCCGCGCCGATACGCTCGCCGAGAAGGTGACCGAGATCTCCGACGAGGAGGCGGTTGTCCAATATCTCGCGACGTCGTTCCTCCGCGGCCGCGGCGGCGAGGAGCCCGAGCCCGTGATACGGACGATCCGCGCGGCGCTCGAGCCCGACGCGATCAAAGCGCGCGAGCGGCTCGAGAATTTCGGGCTCCGGATCGTCGAGAAGAAAATCACGCTGAAGGACGGCAAGGATCATGTCGGCGTCAAGTCGCCGCAAGCCTCGACGCCGAGCTCCGAGCTCTATCTCGCGGTCGCGAACAACCATGTTGGCCTGGCGAGCGTGTTCGCTGATACGGAATGGTCGGCGGGCACCTGGTCGCAGAGCCTTGGGCGCGTGCGGTACAAGATCGCCGGCGCCGCCGGCGAGCCGCCGATCGTCCGCAAGGCAGAGCGCCGCGTGCGCGTGCGCTTCGGCCCTGGCCTCAACTCCTGGTCGACACTGATCCCGCTTCCGTCAATCCTCGATCTAAATCCTGTGGATTAATCAGGATTGTCCATTTGCGGCAAAGCCATGCTGCCGCTAAGGAGATCGCGCTCGGTCGCTCGAGCCTGTCAAAGGTTAGGGCGCTTTCCCGAAAGCGCGACGCGGTGGGAAAGATAGAGGGCCAGGACGCCCGTCGGTGTCCTGGCCCCGCCGTTTAGGCTCCCACCCCCCGAACGACGCTCAACCGGGGGGGTTGGTGGCGTCGCCCCAAAAAGCGGGCGGGTATCTTCTAGTCTCAAAACACCGATGAGTCCAAGCGGTTCCAGATGAAAGCTACATGACCGCGCGATGAACGGTGCCTCGAAATGCAAACGGGCCGCCCTTGGTTTCCCGAGGACGGCCCGCGCTCTACGGTCAGTTTAGCGTTGGAGCACTAATCAGATCCGGCACAGAGCGGGGCCGATATACTCTCCAACACGTTAACGATCAACCCGCGCCCTTGAGCGCCGATCGGTCGGCATAGCCCGCCGGCGCCTGGTCGATGAACGATCGCAGCGCCGCGTGATAGGCCGGCCCTGGCCCGCTCCCCATGCTCGCCCACCAATCGCCGGCGACCAGGAGCAAGGCTCGAGCCGTGAGCGCCCGCGCCAGGAGCGACGTCGCAACGCTCGCGTCCTTGCGATCGGCGAGCGCGTTGACCAGCTCGTTCACGTTGTCGGAGAAGGTCTGCGCGATCGAGTAGGCCATTCCGACGTCGGCCTCCTTCTCGATCGCGTCGCGTAATCCTGCGTGGACGGCCGCGGCCGAGATCCCGTTCTCCTGTAGTTTGTGGACCGCGATCGCCAACGTCCCGAGGAGCTCCGTCGCGTGAGCCTGGTCGAGTAAAATGGTTTGCGCTGGCTTCCATTCCTTCATCGGACCCGGATCATCCGTTCGGTAGATCGTGAGCTCGATCTCCTGCTCGTTGGCTTCGGCCGTGACGTGCCACTGACTCATCATTTGATTAGTGCTCCTTCTCAAAGCCGACTTTGCCGGCAAGCTGTACCTTGTTCCAACCGGGCTCACCGCCCATGATCCTCGAAACGGCCATGAGGCTTGGGGTGTGGCCGAGTTGGTTGGCGACGCCGGCGGCGAGCTCCTGGCACGTTACACGGCGCGAGTTGGTTCTCTCGAGATATCCTCGGATAGCTGCTGTCAGCGTCATGTTACACGCCCTCCGCTGGAAGCTCGCCAGCGAGCTCCGGCCCGAGGATCCGGTAAACGGAGGCGCGGCCGATTCCGAGCGCCCTGGCGGCGGCCGTGGCGCCGCCGTGCTCCTTCACGGCCGCGCGCACGATCGCCGGATCAATGCGCCTGGTCTTGGCCCGGCGATAGACGCCGCGTTCCTTGGCGTTCTGGATCCCCTCGCGCTGGCGCTCGCGCCGCAGCTCGTTCTCAAACTCGGCGATAACGCCGAGCATCCCGAGCAGCATCTTGCCGGTTGCCGAGCTGGTATCGATCCCGGCCTGGTGCAGACAAGAGAAGCTCGCGCCGGCCTGGTCGATCCGTGCCAAGATCGCATAGAGATCCGCGACCGATCGGGCGAGGCGGTCGAGCCTGGTCACAACGAGCTCGTCGCCTGGTCGAAGATCCTCGAGCGCTCGATCGAGCTCGAGGCGGTTCGTCGTCGACCTGGCGCTTTCCTTCTCGCGGTAGATCTTGCCGCAGTCGGCGGCCTTTAGCGCCTCGAGCTGGATCTCGAGCGATTGGCCGCTCGAGCTCACACGTGCGTAACCGATCTTCATAGCGGATCCCCTGTTATAGTCTTGATCTGGATGCTCGGCGGCACGATCCGGAGCACCTGGTCGAGCTGACGTTTATACTCCTCCATCTGCGCGCGCAGCGTGGCGATCGCCTGATCGTCGTTGATGAGCTTGTCGATTAGGATCGTTGTCGCCAACGTGGCGACGTCGGCCGCGAAGCGCAGCGGCCGACGGTCGGGATCGACGTTGTCCTTGCGCATTTCCTCCATCGCCATTGCGACTGCCATGTCGGCCCAAAGGTGGGCCAGGCGATCGCGCCGGCGGAGCTCGCACGCGCGTTCGACCTGGCTCGTTGCTGTTTCGTTGGTCATGGACGTAGCCTCGCTAAAATGATTGATCGGATCTCCTCGTCGGCGACCGTCTCAAATTCGAGCACGCCGGCGAGATTGATTCCCCGGAGCCGATCGGCTTGCGCGCGGCCGTGCGCGCCGCGCTCAAA